TCATTGATAGCGGCAACCAGAGCAGGAGTACCACTGAGGTCTGCGTAATCAAGTTGAGCGTCTACCCAAGCAGAACTATTGTAACGCAGCACCTCCCCGGTAGCAGCTGCAGTGATCGTGACGTCGCTAAGGTCTCCAATCGGCTCTGCTGTGACGTCCGAGATGTACCCAGAATCATTCGTAAAAGTGCTGACGTTTGTTGGAGTGCCGCTAAGATCTGCGTAATCAAGCTGAGCATTTACCCAGTCAGCGCCGTTGTAACGTAGCACCTCGCCAGTAGCGGCACTTGTAATTACAACGTCACTAAGTTCATCAATAGTTGATGCTGAAGGGTTCGCTGAGGTTGGAATTAAAGCACCACCCTCTACAATATAAAGTCGATCTTCATCCTTTGCATATAAGACTTCGCCTTCAAGAAAGTCTGCTAGATTTGCAGTAAGGGCTGCCTTGAGGCCGCGAGCAACCCTTACTGGTACACGGTTTGCAGGTACAGCCACAGACGTCAATCAAGCTAGGCTAGGATGCCTAAGTGATCTCCCCTCCATCGACGTCGTAGGTTACGAACTCGATCGGATCGTCCTGAGAGGTAGTATCGATGTCCCCTCCACCATAAACGCCAAAGACGAATGCGCTGTCTACTGTTAAAGCATCTACGTCTCCGCCATCGCCACGGCCGAGGGAGGCCGAACCACCGCCACCAGAGATATCGGTATCAGGTACCCAGTTGGCGCCATCCCATTTAAGTACCTGGCCAAGAGTGGGTGGCGTTGTTGAGGTATCAACATCGGTAGCATCATCGATACTAAACGTGCCACCGCCGGATTCGTTTTGAGGTACCCAATTAGCACCGTTCCACTTAAGTACTTGGCCGCTTGTTGGGGCGGCTGTGGTTGTATCTACATCTGTAAGATCATCGATCGAAGCTGGAACAGTAGGCTTGTTGGTTAGGTCGTTATAGTCACCAGAGGTGGCTACAGGGGCCAGGGAGGGAGTTCCAGACAAGTCCGAGTAGGCCAGCTGCGCATCTACCCAAGCAGAGCCGTTGTAGCGCAATACCTCGCCAGACGCGGCTGCTGTAATGGTTACGTCAGTCAGATCATTCAGTGCCACTGGCCCAGCACTGACGGTGCCTGGTTCCCAGTTGCCGGAAGTCGAGTTCCAGATCAGGCCCTCGCCATTGGACGGAGCGCTAGTGGCCGTATCTACATCATTGAGAGCGTTGATGGAGCTGCCAGAAATGTCTGCTGGAGGAGCAGCAGAATTAACCCAGTTGCTACCGTTGTAGCTAAGAACGTCTCCAGTTGTTAGGCTGGCTAAGGAAACATTCGAGAGGTCCCCAATTGGCTCTCCGGTAATATCAGTAAGATAACCAGCGTCATTGGTAAAACTGCTAACGTTGGTAGGCGTGCCGCTCAGGTCGGTATAGGCCAGTTGGGCATCTACCCAGGCGGTACCATTGTAACGAAGAACTTCTCCTGCAGCAGCTGCTGTAATAGTTACATCAGAAAGATCGTCGATGGCACTAACAAGTGCTGGCGTTCCGGTCAGGTCGCTATAGTCGAGTTGAGCATCGACCCATGCAGAACCATTGTAACGAAGGACTTCTCCGGAGGCCGCTGCGGTGATGGTAACATCACCTAGATCTCCGATGTTTGCGGGCACTGTTGGAGTGCCTGACAAATCACTATAAGCTAGCTGAGCATCAACCCAAGCGGTTCCGTTGTAGCGAAGTACTTCGCCGGTGGCTGCAGCTGTAATAGTTACATCGCTAAGATCGCCAATCGAGTTTCCGGAAATATCTGCAGGAGGAGCAGCAGAATTAACCCAGTTTGTTCCATTGTAGCTAAGAACATTGCCATTGGCTGGACTGGTAAGTACAACATCCGAAAGGTCGCCAAGTGGTTCTGCGGTTATACCTGTTAGGTATCCGGCATCATTAGTAAAAGTACTGACGTTGGTAGGTGTACCACTCAGGTCGGTGTAGGCTAGTTGAGCGTCAACCCAAGCTGATCCGTTGTAACGCAAGACCTCTCCGGAGGCCGCTGCTGTAATTGTTACATCGGTCAGATCGTCAAGAACAGAAGCCCCACCGCCTCCTCCAGCACTCCAGGAAAGGGTCCCTGTGCCGTCTGTAGTAAGGACCTGACCATTGGTACCAGCCGAGGTAGGCAGGGTTAACGTATAAGTCGCTGCAGCGGCGTGTGGAGGGCTCTTGATGGTTACGCCATGAGTATTTGCGCTGCAATTGAGCTTGATCGACCCGTCGTTAGTATTGCCTCGAACCTCCAGCAGGCCAGTGCCATTAGGGGCAATGCTTACGTTGCCATTGGCGGTACTGACAATGTAGTTACCGTTTACATCAAGATTGCCGCCAAGCTGAGGAGTAACATCAAGAACGATGTCAGTAAGGTAGCCAGAGTCATTTGCAAAAGCTGAAACATTAGCAGGAGTATTCGCCAGGTCAGCGTAATCCAACTGTGCGTCAACCCAGGCACTGCCATTGTAGCGAAGCACTTCGCCGGCGGCTGCAGCGGTAATTGTTACATCGGTAAGATCTCCAAGTGCTCCACCACCGCCGCCGCCAGCGGGTGCATTGACCCAGTTGGCGCCATCGTATTGCAGTACCTCTCCGTTTGCAAGGTTGGTCAGTACAACATCACCAAGAGTCTCTACTGTTGTAACAGGAGTAACTGGCTGCCATTTTCCGGCGGCATTGTTATAGGTAAGAACTTGACCGTCGGTAACATCATCTACGTCAATTTGTTCAATCTTGTTAAAATTGAATTCATAATAGCCGTCATAGCCTCCTGGGGCAGACTGGCCATAAAGAACAGCAAAACCTTTTCCCCATTCCTTTTCAGCAAAAGGACTTGTATCGAACGAGCCGTTTTGGGTGCCTTCGGCAGGGCCTTTTAAAGTTGCATCGTAAATTACGCTAGCAGTATTGTACTCCTGTCTCAGGTAACGCTCGCCATTGGTCAACCACTCGCCGCTACTTGTGGTCCCGGTAGTATCGAAGCCTGTGTACCATGGACCCATCAATGCGGCCCAAAAGTTAAAGCCTGAACTTTGTTCGGCGATACTAAGCTCTACGGGCCTGGTAAGGTAATACCTGGAAGCATCTTTTTGTCGCCAACGAATAACTAAAGTACGATTTCCGTCTGCCGCATTACCGGTAACCTGCCACATGCATTGATCGGCGCTTCCCCGTCCCCCGCATTCTTCAAAAGCGAAGTAAAGCTGGTTTGTTGCTCCAGCCCATCTTTCATCAATATTTTTAAACTCTTCATTTGTGCCGGTTGCATACAAGTAAGGATCTTGGCCGGCAGGCAGGAAAAGAATACCACCAGTGGAACTAAAAACAAAGCTATCGATGGTATATCCATATAATTCAATTGGAAACGGAACAGAGACTCGAAGATCTCCATTCGGATTTGTTGTTGGATAATAGTGAGCACTAGAGGCACCAAAGTTACTGTACTGAACGACAGTCCATCCATCGGCCTCTGCCTGCGCAATATTCGCGTAACTGCCGCCGAAGGTCGCCTTGCCGACCATCTTTGGAAGTCTGTTTTCGTTGTAATTCTGAGTGGGCCTAAGATGAACTTCGTCGTATGTAAAGAATGAAGTGCCATCGCCCTCTTGCGGGCCGGCTCTGCCCGTGCCGAACAAAGAGTAACTAGTCGGTGTATTGAACGTAGTGTAATCGCAAGTAACACTTGGATCACGCTTGAATCGCCAAGAACAATTCCCGTATCTTACCTCATTGTCGTTTGTTTCCCACGAGGCATAGGCGGCAAAACTATCGTTATCATTAAGTTGAACCCATTCAAGCCATGGAATATCTGTATTGACGCGACTGTTTGGCTCGCCCCTGAAGTGAATGTTGTTTATCCCTGTCCCAGTATATGGATTGTTGTTGAGAATCCAGTCCCCATCCGTCAGAGCCGGATCTACTTCGCAAACCTGCTCGTCGCCCTGGTTTAGTTCAATCCAGCCTCTGTAGTTCTCGAAGACAATGCTCTCGAGACGTTGGGGCGTCCACTCATAAGCCCTAATCGGGCTAAAAGACTGGGAGTACTTAAAGCTCCATACGTCACGACTAGCAAAAGGATAACCGCTAGTAGTATAAACTACATTACTAGGCGCGTAAAGCCTATCTAATGGGTCGACTGATACTCCGCCACCACCAGACGCAACGTCACCATTGATCCAATCTCCGGTAGCGGAGTCGTATACAAGGGCTTGACCGTTACTGACGCCGCTTATGGTGACGTCTGCGTGATTCCCTAGAGTCTGAGCTGCTACGCCTGCGTCAATAGCAGCCTGCTGTGCAGTAGAGACAGGCTTGTCGATATCGCTCGTGTTGTCGACTTGGTCAAGACCTACGTCTGTCTTGTCAAGCAGACGAACAACAAATTTGTCTTTAGTTGCATCCCAAACAATCGTCGACGGCTCCACAAAAGAAGAGCCGTTTGCTAGCTTCCAGGTGCCGCGATCAGTCTGTAAAGATGTATCCGGACCTGGGTTGTAAACCCTGATAGTCGTGACACCAGTGCCGTTCGCCTCAACCGTAAAAATGCCATTGAAACTGGGATCATCAAGACCTGCAATTTCTACCTCTTCTCCACCTACAAGTCCATGCTCATACCTTGTATTGTAAGTAGCATAACTACCAGTTCTTTGGTACGATTCAACTTCATAAAGATTAAGGAAGGTACCCTCGACCTCGAAGCTGCCAATCTTATTATTGACGAGAGTGCCGCCAGGGGTTATGCCATCACCAATATACAGGAATCCGTCATCATAGGTCCAAAGCAGCTCTCCAACCGCTAGTACTACACCGCTAAGGAGACGTTCTTGTGCAGTACCGCGGCGCAGTTGAAGAGCCATGACATCCCTGTAATCAGGTTAGTTTTCCATACCTCTACCTGAAATAGTGCCAGGCTCAGTTCCATACTTGGCGCCTGGTTGCTTGGTTTCGCCGTCTTCGTGCTTAAGACAGAGCCATAGCATTCCCTCAAATTCATTGGTCTCGTAAGGCTCCTCCGCTTCCGTCGTTGTTACACCCATTTGAGCAAGGGTTTCAGGAGTTGCGATTGGGCACACTATCGTTCCATCGTAATCATACACTCCATTGTAGCAATTTTGAACCCATTTTTGAAACTCAGGCGTTTTCTCTTCCACGTTCTCTGGCTTAACCCAGTATCCCATATCATAGATGTAACCATCTGTGATCCTGTTATCGATGGCAAGAAAACTTTTGTATGCGCCAGCGTAGTTGCCGTCTTCGTCCTGTGCAATTCTCATTTGGTAACGCTGAAAATCCCATAGCCATTGCCTTACCGGATCATAGTGGTATTGTTCGTGATAAACCCTATCCTCTAGTGGGATACTAAAGGTTGGACCAGGATTCACAAAAAAACCAACGCCATCCGCTACGCGAGGATCGTCGTCCCACGCATATTCGAGCAAGGCCTCTGTACTTGCATCCTCGAATACAACGTCGCAAATAGTGCCTATACCATTTACGTCGGCCCTATAGTTGCCGTCTGGACAGGTTGAAGTTGGAACATAATAAAACGTTTCGTACTCATACGTTTGATCAACTGTATTAACGCGCATTCTTGTAATACTCAGGAGAGGTTTGGTTCCACTATCCCTGGGCTGCTTGTCTAATTGTATGCTTTCATCGTAAAAAAGACCGGGCACAGTGTCGGTCAAGTAGCGGTTTAAACCTTCACTGCCGGGGCCAAGTTGACCCTTGTAGTCCGGGTTTCCTGCACTAGTTCCCGACACGTCAAGCCAAGTGGCGTTATCTTTCGCTTGCAAAATGCCGCTCAAGTAATACCCCCACCATTTGCCATTAAGGCTTGAGCAAAACTGCCATCTATCTCCCCCTACCACGCCATCGTAGGGCAACGTAAAGGGAAACTCTGAAGGAGGTAACGGGCGCTCAGTCCCGGTTCTTGGCTCTTTGGTTATCCAGGCACGCTTTCCGGCCTCTGTAGCAATCAACGAATCAGGGTTAACTTTATCGCTTCCCCAATGATCCAAGAAGTCATCCTCAGTCGGGAACATGATATCAGGAGGAGAGGCCTGTCCCATCATGAACCCGCTATTGTCGCTGGTAATTCCGGCCGGGCCGTGACCGGGCTGCGATCCAAAACATTTCCATTTAACATTAAACGGGCTGAAGGGACCGATAGGGCTGTTCCCGTCCTCGTTTACCAAAGTCGCTTGACCTCTAAGCACAGCAGGGCATCCCGTCAGGATAGCTCCCACGTAGGGCTGTCCGTAGCCTTCGTATTCCTGTGGAGCCCAACCAAAGGCGCCACCATAACAGCCCTCCTCGAAATCAAGTTCTTTCACGCATTTGCGTTGAGGATGAATGTGAATCCAATCTCCTCCTTTGTAGCGATTCTCTCCGTTGGCACCGTTAGCATTATTCTTTGCATCCTGAGGAGAACTACCAAGAGAAGGCCAGTCAAAAATAAGAGATCCATTATTTTGCTCGGCTGCAACTACAGCACCATAACCATAGCATTGCATTGCAAAAAAATGAATATCAGAAGTACCTTCTGGTTGAACCCAGCGAATATTCCATTCGTCGGACGGCTGACCGTCTGGTCCTGAAGGCTCCTGATTCAAAGACAACATGCTGTTGTCGGGAGAAAAGTAAATTTTAAATCTTTCGTCATGCTGCTTTACAAGCCTTGCTGTATTCAAATATGCCATCGAATGAGTATCGTCGGCAAAGGAGCCTCCGTATCCGTAGAATCCATGCTGAGGCCAAAAATACCAGCCGGTCGTATCATTGGTTGGCGCTGGCCAGCTTACAGCCCAGAAGTTGCCGGAAAGCATTTGTTGTGTTACTTGAGGGTAAGGCTCCTCCCACCACTTGTTAGCAGGTCTCTCCTGTCGAGCCGTAATTCGAATTTCTCCAGAAGGACCACTAATGATCCAGTCCTTGTACCAAGAGAAAAAGCCCCGACTTTTGATGCCAAACATTGTGCACGGAGGCAGGAACTCATCAGGGATTGGCAGCTCCGTGAAATCCTCGGAGACATCAAATTCGGGATTTTTCTTTTTCTTTTCTATTGTTTCGTTAAGCGTAGGCGTGAGGTAGATCATCTTGCCATCAAACCAACACCTCGATCCGATAGGAGAGTTTCGGGCTCCTCCATTAACCCTGGCGACCACAGTCCTTCCGCTGCTTTGCAAGCGGCATTTACCCCTGCCTCTATCGATACCTAGCCAGGTTCCTTCCTGGAACTTTTCAAGCCGGCTGTAAAACTCAATAGCCTTTGCCTCTAGCCACTCGTCAACTTTTTTCAGAAGCTCGCTATTGACAAGTGATTCCACTACCAGGTTCCGACAAACTTCCCGTTAGAATACCGGACAAGAATTTGAGAACCTTCAGGAACAGCTCTTGTAGCGATAATGCCACTCAGCTGGACCTCCTTGCCCTCTACTCTGGCGTAGTGGTTGGCATTTTTTGTGCCGCTCCATGTTGCCGTCCTTGTTTCTGATACGTATTTAAGCTGCCTTCTGTCTGCCTGATAGGCAGTGTTTTCTGAGCTTTTTTGAGCAAGATACTCAACAATAGACTGGTTAGCGCTGGCCATTAGCTTGTAGTACCTCCAGTGATAAACGCGGTCAAGCCTTCGTTGGCATTGATGTCAAGATCAGAGCCACTGGACTGAAAAGATACCAATTTATGGTTGGTATGAGTAATGGTGATTGTGTCGCCAGATGCTCCGACTAGGGTCTGTTCTGTTAATTCAATTTGATTTGCAGTTACGGAAACAGCGGTAAAGAAACCGTTGTTAGCTGAATCTGCTGCACCGCTAACAAATATAGTGTCGCCATCTGTAAACGCTGTGGTGAAGTCCGTAACACCGCTTTGAATTAGGTTAGGGGCAACGAAATTAACGTCAGTGGCTCCAGCAATAGTGTCAACAGTTGCATCATATTGAAAAACGACAATTCCATTTACCGTAAGAAGGTTAGTAGAAGTGTCTCTGGTAAAGTCAATCTGCTTGGATGCAAATCCAACAGCGAAGTCGCCTCCATCGGCAATTACGTCGATGGGGGCCACCCCTAGATCCAGCCAAGCTGTACCAAGATAGCCCTCAGCGATGACGTAAGGTTCAATGCTGCCCCATGTTGTCGTTGCATCCAGAGTCGCTGTTCCATCATCGTAGAACATTGCTACTTTAACTGTTGGCGTTGTAAACACAGAATTCACAACATCAGTCAAGAAAGACTGTGGCAGCGTTGACATGAGGCCCGATTGGCTGCGTTAGTCTTCCTACGGCACGGCTACCGGCTCGACATAGTCAACAATGCCATTGAAGTCATAGTCTTTTGGATAGGGAGTATCTACAGTGCCAAGGTCAAGCGCCATGCCACCAGGAAGGCCAATACCACCATAGTTCCAGGTATAATTGCCCGACTTAACAAGCAATACATCACAGTACATCCTAAACCCAACGCTAGTAACTATCGTAACGTCGGTTATGCCTTCTTGTGATGCGTCGTTCTCTGGAATGTCTCCAGGCGCAGGCTGACCACCGGCGCTGGTGACGAGCCCAGGGTCAACACCAAGGTAACCATTTACCAGGAAATTGTTTGGGTCATACGTAGGGCTGGGCGGCAGTGTAAACGTTGGCGCAAGCGGGTCTGGGCCTGTTGTTTCGTTTGAAACAACTTCTCCATTAGGAGGATACAGTTCAGTGCCGTATACAATCTCGACCTGAGGCGCGTTATAGTTAAGAGTCTTATGTTTGATCAACTGCAAGTTGACGACAGACTGACTTTGATCAAATGCATAGGTTGCAGATTTAACAAAACCAACAAAGCCAGACTGAGCTGATTCAATCTGAACCTCAACGGGACTATAAGGCCTCATGTTGTAAAACTCAGGCCTCATTGATTCTGTAATGCTGCATCCTTCGGCAGCGCCGCCCTCTTTTGCTGACAAGATATTAGCATAGCTGATGCAAAGCCCCCAGGCAAGGCCCAGTCCTCCGCTTTTCGGAAAACAGCCGCCGCCAGAACTCTGCATTGTGTCGCCCCTAAAGGGCAAGGGGAAGCCGGACCGAAGAGTGTAGGGCCTGTTATTGCCTAGCCAGCCAACTGAATTTGAAGAGTATGTTCTCTTGGACTTAGCATAGCCCCTCAAGAGTACGGAGCCGGTTTCCCCGGTACACTCAACAGGCGCCTGCACTCGACCAGTGCTTGAGTTAATATTGAAACCGTTCCACTGGCTCGGATAGGTTAAGTTTGCAAGGCTGCCATTGGTTTCTCCATCAAAGCTTCCAGAGCTAAACTGTCCAATCGTAACAGTAGGGCCTTCGTCGTAGGACTCGAATGGATTCAGATTAAGCGCTGCGGCACCTCCACCTGCTCCGTCTGGGTCTTTATATATCTGGTTTCCTTCAATGTCATAAAGAGGTTCGTTATTACCGGCTCCTCCGGGAGAGCCAACAAATGGAGTGGAATTGCTTCGGCCTTCCCCGTCCCATGAGTAACTAACCGAGTTGTTAACCGGATTGAGAATGTCTTTAGTAATTTCGCAGACTGTAATAGAGCCGCCAGGATTGTATTTGTTTAATTTTTGTTTAACGCTAACCAGTGTAACGCCGGCAGTATTATTATAAGCACTAAGAGGAACATTCTTAGTCCTGTCAATGGACTCAAGGACGCCTTTCTGATACTCGGGAAGAGTCTTAGAGTTCACGTACTCTTTTGAGACAACGCGAAGGACTTCGCCGCCCTTTCCATATTCGGTTTCTGTAGTAGACCTCTTAGACCATGCAACAGTACCGGCTCCATAATCATTTACGTTTCTGCCAATGTTCCACCATAACCTGGCTCGTGAAACCGCGTTATTCGCGGCTCCTAACCAATGACCGGCAATGCATTGGTAATACAAATACGCATTAGAATTTGTGGGGAAGCCGTCGCGGTTGCCATAGGCTGTATTTGCATTGCCAAAGCATTTATCTGCTATTGACTTGTATTCATTCGAAAATGCAAAAGCTTTGCTTGCGATAGAGTTAATCAAACTTCCGCCAACAACCTTCCAGGTTTGATATTCAAGAGTTTCGCTTGATTTTTCCTGACCGTTGTCATTGTACCATTTCGTCGTAGCGCTAGATGCTACTACTTTGTAAGTGTCTTTAGTTTTTACGCTTTCCCACTTTTCGATACCATAAGACCAGACCATTTCCTCTTCTTCCACGGGCTCATCGTCTTCCCTCTCTCTGTAAAAGAATCCGCAATAAGCCTGATAAAGAGCGTCTTCGTCTTTCTTCTCTTGTTTCTTTTTCATTCCATTGAATATCTCCCAGTCCAAGTATTCATACCTGTCGTATTCTGCCTCGCCTTCAGTTTCTTTTTGACTCCATTTCTTGGACGGGCCTTTGTTGTCAACTTCATCGCCCGGTTGTATTCTGTTTTGGACATTTCCGATGGTGCCACCACCACCGCCGGCACCACCTCCGCCACCTGGCCCGCCGAAGCCGCCACCAGCGCCGCTACTGCCGCCGCCACCGGCACCGCCACCACCGGCATCGTCATCTCCTGTTACTTCGTAGGCCCAGTCAATACCTTCAAATTCTGGTCTGCTTTGCCCCTCAGGGCCTCCGCTCAGTTCCGGCGGATCTAGATCGTAACCATTTTCTTCTTGGCCATTTCTGGAAAAGCTTGGTTCGTACTTATTGAAATCGGCTTCGACCAAAAAGGCCCTAGGGCTAATTTGGTTTGCGTCGTCAGTTAACTCGAAATCAATCGCAGTCTGAGTGTCGCTACAGATAACCCTGGGATTGTTGTACCTTTGGGCGCTTGTTATGCTAAGCGTTTTAATTCGACCGTATTGATTTTGATAAATAACAGAACCAGTACAGGAAAGCGCGGAATCAAGCGTTCCAAGGTCCTGGGCATCCATGGTGCAGGCAAAGCGAACGCGAGCATCGATGAACGCCCACAGCTTTTTAACGCCTGTAGGGAAAGACTCTTCGTTCTCTGCAAGCATAGCAAGAGAGCAACCAAGAGAAAGGGTAATAGTTTTGTCTTTTAGATTGACAGTACTATTCATGACGTAAAGCAAACCGCGAGGATGCCTTACAATAGCTCCGTTCGGAAATTCCGTCGCGATAATGACAGCAGAACCAATAGGATATATGGTCTTATTCAGGTCAAGATTCGAACTTCCATCGGCATTGTACTGAGCAAGGACAAGCTCCCCCCTCGACGTCATGATAGACGAATTGAGGATATCGTCGTCTGAAACCGATCCTTGAATTAGCGCTGTTGTTACTTCTTTGTTGGCGACCCAGACGCGATTTTTTCTGGTAGTGTTGATGACTTTCGTAGGCATCACAACTCCATCAACACAGTACTAACAATAAGATACCTGCTACGACCTCGACCAAAGGTGCTATAGGCCGGAGGGCTACTAAAAGCGCAAGTGTATTCTGTCGTGTCTGCCGCTAGGAGCCCGTCTACAAGCGTTATAAACGCATCTCCCGACCCAGTAGCCCTGACAGCATCCCAGGCCCCGTACAGGGCCTCCAGAGAGGCTCTAGAGGTAGCAGGAATGACTGCATTAACAGCCCACATTCTGCGCTGTCTCTGAGCGGGTCCAGTCAGATAAGCATTGCCATAAGAGGAGTAGTTGACCGCGGCCTGACTGATCCACTGACCGGGCAGTGTTTCATCGGCAAAGGTATCAAAGGAGAACGAGTATAAAGTGTTGGCGTTCTGCGTGTCGACAAAAGAAATGTCGAGGGTACCGTCTGCCATCAGAACCTCCTCCGGTTGCGTTGCTTCATGACGTTGACCATAAGGTGAGATGCTTCCTGCGTCGGATTCACTGCGTTAATCGTAATGTTGTTAGTAATACGATCCATGGAAGCAGTGTTGCTACGAGAAGAGCGTCCCGCAGACAAAGGATTCCTAGCGACGTTTGGACTGGTATTCAGATTGACGCCCGTAGCAGGAATGTCCAGGTTCTTGGTAATATGAGCCGGAATCACCGTACCGGAGCTTGGCGCCCTCCATTCTCCCCAGGATTTGGCGTTAATTTTCTTGAGCATGCCGCTAGAGGACAAGAACGACTCCTGACCTAGTTCGTTAACTGTATACTTTTGACCGCCAGTAACGCTACCGCCAGCAAATCGGAGGTTTGGCACGTTGGGGGTACGGCCAGAGGCAATCCCTTCAACAGCTGCCATTTGCTCTGCAAGTTCTTTAGCTGCCTGCTGCGCAGTGTCGAACTGGCTAGTAATCTCTCTTGCGTTTTGGCTTGCGTTGTTGAGGGCTTGTCCGGCGGCATCGGTAGCGCTAACTTGATCGTTGAATGCTGTTGTGAGTTCTTCGGTACTTTGCGCAGCTTGAGTATACTTCGCTTGCAGTGCATCCGCTTCCTTTCGAACTGATTCAATTCTCTCCTTGTTTGCCTCGATTGCATTCTCCGCGGTTTCGATCTCGCCCTTGATTCCTTGCGCGTTCTCATCGTAAAGTTGCTTTGCGCTATCTAATTGTTGGAGACGCTCCCCGTCAATTTGCTTAAGGTCTTCCGAGAATTTTTTGCTATCTGCCTTTTTCTGATTCATGATCTCTTGGCGCTTTTGGCGCTTGTCCATATTTTCGAGCTGTAGCAGAAGCTCGAGCCTTTCCTTTTCGGTTAAATCCTTAGACTTTAGTTTTTGCTCAAGCTCTTCCCTCCTGATATCATTTAATCTTTTTTGAACAGGACTGATTTCGTTTAGCTTGTCAAGTTCGATCTGGTAGCGCTCCATGACAGCGTCACGGATCTCCTCGATCTGGGTTTTCTCTTGTTCGTATCTGTCTTTGATGGCCTCTTTTGCTTCTTGATAGGCGTCTTTTTCGTCTTGGAGTTTATCCTTCAGCTTCTGAATTGTCCCTTCGATTTGCTCGTTTTCTTCTTCGTAGCGCTCGATAAGCTTTTCCTTGACTTCTCCAAGCTTTTCCATCTCTTCGTCAAGCTTTACCCTATATTCCTCTAACGTCTGCTTTGCTTTTTCTACAGCCTGGTCAATAACCTTAATAGCCTTAGCGTCACCTGCCTGTTCTGCCTCGTCTTTTAGGCCCTTGATTCCTTCTGCGTATTCTTCAGCACTGATAGAGCCCTCCATGAACTGAATAGCCAGTTCTCGCGCTCTGGACTGATACTCAGCAAACTTAGAATTAGCATCGACCGCTGCATCTCCCAGGCTTAGCATTCTGTTGCCGAAACTTCTAAGCACACCCTCCCATCCTACCCACATTTTTGTCAATGGCTCGACTATACCAAGCTTGTCGGCGATCCAGCCAATCGCTTCTCCGATTTCAATAAACACGCCAACGATCCTGTCCGCTGCATACAAAATCGCTTTTATTGTAACAAGAAGTACGCCCCATACGCCTTCGACAGCCCAGCCTACAACGCTAAACAAGGCCTCGAACTGCTTCTTGATATAGGGAAGGTCATTAGTAATAGAAGCAAAGAACTGAGCGGTAGTAACGCCCATTTTCGCAAACGAACGACCTAGATTATTGGTAGTTTCCGCTAACGATTCAAAGGCCATGGTATTGAGCGTTTGCTCAAGATTTTCCATCTGTTGGATGGTTATCTGAGTATCATTGCCGAGAAGCGACAAACGTTGCTGGATATCAGTAATCGAACCTGCCATGTTATCTTGCATCGTTTGGCTTACTGCCAGGAATCCTTCCCTGAACATTTCGGCCGTAATTTCGCCGTTCTTCATCGCCTCGTTGAGGTCCATGATGCCGTGCTCTGACGCAAAGTAACTTTGCAACTGACCACGCAATGCGCCGTCCAATTCAGAGAACTGCTGTGTAAGTTCTTCAGATTGCAGTTTACCTTTACCCATGACCTGGGCGAATGCTTCGATGTATCGACCGGTCTGCTCGGTATTCAAGCCCAAGGTAGTTGTTCGAGCAGACAGGGCGGCCATGACCTTCTCCGAATCGCCAAACGATCCACCGCTCTGCACAATCGCCGGAGTCAATCGCTTGAAGCCCTTTTCGACCTGGGTCAAGGATGCACCGTAAGTCAACGCAACACGCTTGGCGGCATCAACCACCTCAGCTGATTCGCTTGCGCTTGCGCCGAAGCCTTCCATGGCAAGCTTCAGCGATTCAATTTGCTTTGCGCGAGCAATAAGAGGTTTCAGCGCACCATCGATCAATTGCAGGACCTGAACAACCGAAGTCGCAATCATCACGACCTGGTTGAATTGAGCGCCCAACTTCATTACCTGTCCAATGACAGGGAACTTTGCCTGAGCAACTTCAAAGATATTCCCGCCAGCCTTAGCCAGGGAGACGTTTGTTGCCTGGACCTGTTGGTTTGCAGCAGCCCATGCCTGAGAGATCTTGCCGGTAGCCGGGTCTATCTTGGCGATAGAATCCCTCATCTGAGCATAATACCTTAGCTGACCTTTCAGGCTGGTCACAGAGCCTTCTTGGGCTTTTTCATTCTTCTTGATGAGCTTATTCATCTCATCGAGAACTGGTAGCACCTTCTTGGTTTGTTGTACAACCTCTCCGGCATTGCTGTCGTATATCAGCTTTGTTTCAGTTTTAGCTTTATATGTCTTACCTAGTTTCTTGGAAAGAGTCTTCTCAATTTGCTCGGCCAACTCTTCGTTGCCCTGCGCCATCAGCTCGACGCCTTTTCTGCCAAGGCGACTTACCGCATTCAAATATTCGCCCCGGTCGCTGACTACAACGGAACCTTTAATTTCAAAATCAGCCATGTCTGAGGTCCGGGTCGGACTAGGTTTCCATAAAAAAGCCCCCAAATAGGGGGCTGTTAGTGCATTTAGTTGCCTGTAAGTATCGGTTACAGGACTTAGGCGACGGTAGCCACTCGGAAGGAGCCAACACCAGAACCAGCTGTTTCGGTAACGGTAATAATATCGCCGACCTGATAATTGGTTCCGGGGACGGTGATGGTAACGGCAATAATGTTGCCCGAACCATCTGTATCCACTGTTGCATCCGCAGTGGTACCAGAACCACCGGCAAGATCCACGGCAAGACCAGTCTGAGAAGCCGTAAAGGCCAAACCGGTACCGTAGGTGTCGGTGGTTGCGATACCTCCAATCAGCTAACTGCCAGCGTTCTCGTCCAGCTCAACAACATAGGGACCATAACCCATGATCTCCGACTCCCAGCTAACGATCGAGCCAGCCTCGATGGATTCGGTGTACCCGGAAAGGGTGCCGTAACCATACACGGTCTCAACGGTGCCGACAGGGCCCACGCGAGCAAACTTGATCCGAAGGCTATCGGCCACGGTGTTCTGCTCGGTGATACGCATCACCTGGTAACCAGCATCCTTGAAGTCGGCCACGCCAGCAAGGGAAACGCTCCAGGACTTGGTGGTAGCCACAGACTGGATGAAGCCCTTTGCCTCGTCATCATAGGTGATGATGTCTTCGGCGTTGGTGTCAGTTTCCAGCGAAGCGTTGGTCAGGCCAAAAAGGCGGAACGGATCGTCGGTGCCGTCCATTGCCATTGCAACGGGAGTAGCGCCGACAGAAAATACGCCAGAAGCGTAGGTAATCTTTTGAGTAGAAGCAACAACAGTAGTGGTGTCAATGAAGTTGCCGGCACCAGCGGCAACACCACCGGTGACACCAGTAAAGGTTACATCAACGGAAGAAGAAGCCAGGGGAACGATGTAAACATCATACCCGAAGGCAGCAGAGAAGTTTGCCATAGTCGTTTTCGCGAAAGGGGACTATCTGAGAGGTAGTCCCTCTCATTTCTAAGGTTTCCAATTAAGGCACTATTGGCAAATCAGACTTGATGATAATTTTGTTTTGAACTTTTGCTCCAATACCATCAGACGCAGCTACTGTCTGCATTGAAGACGATCCCATAAATCGTCTAAGTATGATTTCAGTAGCGGTTGTTAAATCCGCACCAGTTGCTCCATCCCAGCAAATTAAGAATACAGGAAAATGAATACAGAGCCGAGATGCGTCAGTCAAATATGGGAAATCCTCAATATTGCCCGTGTCGTGGATAACAATCTCAATACCAGTAACGCTTTTAGTTAAAGGTAAATCATCGCCGGGCGTTAAAACGCTCATGGCCGGCAATGTTGCCATATTGTTAAAAGTGTACTGTCCGACGTAAGGAGCCAAGTTTGCGTCTGCGGCAAGAACATCATAAATAGCCTGCGCTGTTGTAGGAAAGTTTTGAGCCACAAGACTGCCGAGACTGCTTTAGTGTTCCTGCCTTGGGCATAATAGGTCAGCAACGTAAAACGCCTATGGCCTGCACCTGTTTTGCCTACAGTGTGAGCGTTGCCTGGGTCAGACTATGAGCAACGTAGAGAAAGCACCTCTTCACGAGCGTCCATCCGACTACGTTTACGCCATGACAGCTTTAAATAGTGCGCAAGCTCGTCGCCAGTGGCGGGCAGGAATTCGTGCAGCGTGGAATGATCGCTGCGCTTATTGCGGTCAGCCACCTATCGACGAAGAGTCCCTTACAATCGATCATGTAAAACCTCGCTGCAAAGGAGGAGAGGACCGGACATCCAATGTAATCCCGGCCTGTCGCTCTTGCAATCAAGCCAAGGGTTCAGAAGAATGGGTTTCCTGGTACAGCCGCCAAGCCTTCTATAGTATCTACGCAGAAGCTCGCATTAGAAAATGGATAGACAAAGGTACTGTCGATAACTACGAAGATACTACAGAAGATTCGGAATGGCTTGATCAGGTTATCTCAGGATCCTGAGCTGGAGGCCCTCCTCGGCTACGACCTTGGTATTAACTGGCGGCATCTGAATAAGTACCTCGCCAGAACCGTCGGTAGCAGTCATGACGAGCCTCATCTCTGAGGCCTCTTCTTTTGCTATCAACAGGCCTTCTAGCATGCCTTCACCAGCAGTTCTTGGCGCTAGAATGATCGCATTTTCATGCATCAGCGCCAAAAGGCTTGGGGGCGTGCTGTTTGCTGTTTTCATCAATCCCTGATAGCAGAACAGCGCCCACGGCGGAAGCTGATTGAGTCTGATCAGTTCTGCCATAGCAGCACCAAAACGTCCCTCTGCCATTCCGTCCGAATCCAAACGCTTATAAAGGTAAAAAGCTTCAAGAGGAATCGGTTTCTTTTGTTTTTTCTGGTCTCTGTTAATATTGGAAAGAGTAGCGGTAAGGAGGGCAACCGGACGCTCGCTTAGATGCAATTCATCCAACTGCATCGTTTTAGCCTTTCTATAGGCTGTGAAAACATACTCAGAAGGAAGTTCCCAGAAGTTCTCGAGATGAAACTCGGGGTCTCCTGGGAACCATCTTTTCAGAAACCAGTATGCTTCCTCAAAATCAAACGAAGCTGCCCTTAGGACTTTTTTTCCAGGTCTCCGACCGGATCGTCTTCCCCTGATTTTTCGATAACCTCAATCGCGTCCTCGTTTTGCTCCCGGAGACGCTCGTCGGAGCGGTTTTCTTCGTCCGTATATAGGTCAGCAAGTGCGTCGATAATATCGGGATGCAAATCAAGAACCTGATCAAAGTCAATTTTATCGTCTACTCGATAGATTAGCATGCAAAATGCCGTCACCAAGCGGCGACGCTCTTGCGTGGTAATCATTTCAGACATCAAGCTATCAATTTCTTCCTTGAATTGATCGGCTACTTCTTTACTTTCTTTGCTGAAGCTTCCAGTAATAACTTCCTGGAGAAGTGCATACGCTTTTTCTTGATCCAGCTTTTTTTCAAGAGCGACCTGACGGACAAGACTCAGCATTTGACGGGTAACGTTGTCAGAGGTCATCTGAGTCTGAAGAAAAGCCTTCTCACCCGCACTGAGGTACCCACGACGTTCAATGGAAATATATCCGGCATCCTCGGAGCCTACAAGCTCTCTAATTGGCTTCCGACGCGGCTGGATTACAAAAGGAAGCTTTGCCATAATAACCTTAAAAGCGAGCTAGTATACCATCACTCACCCTGACCAAGTCGGGACCTAAGATACGCAATAGCTGCCTGCCTTGCTATCTCAGCGCTTGGCATTGCCTGCAGCGCTTTGGTGACCCATGGTCTACCTGGTAGGTAAACCGGCCTGGCATGCGGGTTGCCGTATGGCTGAATGTAACCGCCTTCGTGAGTCAAGGCTGCGTACGGAGAACTGTAATTGATGCTAATACTGCCATCAGGCGCAAGGTTAATAGTAAGGGACCTCATTAAGGCGCCAGTTTTAACCGCTCCTGCCGACCTAATAGAGCTGTCCAGATAAGCTCTAACGGCATCGGCCAAGGCTCGCGCAATGGCCTGCTCCATGCCTCTATGTATAGAATCAAAATCTGCGTTGACCTGAGTTGGCTCTAGTTCAATCTGAGGAGCGACAGGCAAAGCACCAGGTAGGCCCGTAAACCCGTCAAACTCGACCTCTATCGTATCTTCTTTTCTGAGTTTAGCATCTACGGATTCGATTTCCCTGAAAAGATCCTCGAAATTATGGGTAACACCAACTTTAGCCATCAGTTCTGAACCTCGCCGGCGGTCAGTTGAAGTTGTACGCCACCAATCTCGCTATAAATGATCTCGTCAATACCCTGGCCACCAAAGATACCAGTAGAACGCTGAACCCTGGAAAGACTTTCTCTTTCGTCACCAAAGAAGAATCGAACCTCCATGTTTGGCATCAAAGCATCTAGTTGTCCCGTTACTGTGCTGAATACAACCAGGCTTTCATCGTCGACGGCAGGATCCCAATCAGCTGCTACCACGGCGTACTCAAGTGCATAACCACGGTAGTAGAACTGGTCACCACTGGCGCCTGGCATCATTTCACCATCCAGCTGGCTCTCTAGGGGGATCCTCTTAGAGCCTGATGAGACCCCCGTATATTGGATTCTTTTCATGAAGCAGCGGATAAGGTAGGTATCCCCTGCAGCGGCCACCAGACGGCCATTGACGACGCTTACAGCGCCTTCTGCGACCGCGATAACCCGAGAGTTGATATAGGGCGCTAGAGGAGAGGCCATTTACCCAGGTTCATGTCCTTCTAGTCTGCCAGCGCCGTTAGCTTCCGGCTACGCCGGTCGCTCGTTCGCTGCGCTCACTCCTTGAGTTTCAATCCACGGCATTTTGCGCAGGACTGAATTTCACCATTAAGATGCTTAGCAAAAACGGCATTCATCTTACGAAATGCCTGGCAGCCATGACACCAGACATCAACAAGTTCTTGTTTGCCAAATTCTGCGAGTGTTTTACCTAGATCACCATCGATTTCAGGGTGGTTCATGGTTTTCTCGTATAAGTCCACCCAGTATACCAATTGCTGCGCAATCAGGAGCGAATGAGGGGCGTGGAATGGTTGGAACCAGGTAGCATACCACCCATGCAGCTGCAGAATGCAAAGTATTGAGCCAGTTCCTGCTGCGCACGTAGCATTTCAAGCTGTTGGCCATTGATTTCACCCTTGTTGCGTTCCCATTCAAGGACGTCTGCTTTGACAAGGGTTTTACCTTCTGCATCAGCCAGATCACCAGTAATGAGCGCTGTTTTAGCTGCTTCATAGCGGTCCAGTAATGCACCAACCCTGATGACAGCCTCGGGACTCATGTCCTCCAGCTGATTCATGCAATCCTGCGTGCAGGTCAGCGTATAGCTGCCAAATGGTAGCTGTAGGGCTTCAATAACGCGCAGGTCGTCACCTGCTACCCAGTTACCAGTGACGTCAAGAGCCATGATGCACGCCTAGAATCCCTCTAGGTTACCTTTGGCATCATAACTAGCCAGTATACTGACAGGGATGACTGAAGACCGGACGATGCTTCGTAACTCCCTGGCACTGCTCCTGGCAGTACGCTGTAAGTCTGATCAGGCGTGCCTGCAGCTGTTGGCAGGGATGTACAACGAAATGGAGGAGCAGCAAGTGAAACAGGTCATGCTGCGCCTTATATACCTCTTGACGCCATCAGAAAGAGACTGGCTGCGTGGTTTAGCCTGATTAAGGGAAACGATTACCTCGTGGGAACAGGTAGCCGTTAGCTGGCCTGTCAGAAATGCCTCCTGAAGAAGGGTTGGCGTTCCATTGAACCGGCGCCATCGTAACAGTAAAATCCCAATAGTTAGCCGGGCTAACGTTATCAGTAATTAGATCGCCGCCTTGAAGCACAACGTCTGTTGCAGTAATAGTGTAATCAGCAGCCATGATAATTACGAAAGATCAGGTTCAGTTACGCCCATATCCAAGACTAAAGAGGCTAAAGACATGTCCGTATTACCTCTGAGCCAAAATCTACCATTAGCTTCTATCAATACACCGCTATAGCTAGATTTTAAGGTTCTGTTTGCGCTACTGCCGCCAGATGCCGGCATATGATATTTAATATCCGACTGATTGCAAATAAATGCGGGACCGTAAGAGCTATATTTAAAGCTAAAATTGCTAAAAAACACCTCCGGCAAGTCAATGCAATATGCATTGCCATAGTCGCAATCTGGATCTACAGAATATTCAGTACTGCTATTTCCTGTAATACTTGGAGCGTTGGTATGTGGTAGGGTTGTAGAGCCGGGGCCTGTTGGCCAAATGCAACTGTTCGGGTTATGATTTCCTGCAGTCCATGTTCCGTTTTGGATAAAATTCCAGTTACTATAGCCTGGATGAAACCATACTATAGCTTTTCCTCTAGTTACTAGACTGGCCCTTGAATTTTGATCGCTTATCCAGAACCTCCAAGGCTTGTTGAAATCAGGGATAGTATTACCTTGACTCCAAGTCAACGCGTTTGTACTGTTAGTACCTAAATCACCAGGCGTTGTAGTGAAAATCGCGTCTTCGTATATGGTTGAACCACTACTATTAGTCGAACTGGACCAGGTGGTCCAGAAATAAGATGTCTGACTAGTATTCGTAAAGTTATCTGTTGCGGTATAATTAAAGCTGCGCTTATAAGTACTTGCATCAGGATGCGCACTAGTAGCCCAGCCGGTAATGCTTGGCAAGTAAGTGTCGAACAAATACTCAAATGCCGCCGGATTATCCGTGTAATCTGATGCAGCAATCGTGTGAGTATTCGTCCAGGTCATGATGCCATCGGTACCGATCGTAATAGATTACCTAGTCCACAGCACGCGGGAACATGATACCCGTACTGGGACGGGGAGATGCAACCCCACCCAGGTTAAAGAAAAGCGTCCGAGGATTTAGCTCTGGTACAGGCGCTAAGACAAGCGTTACCCCCAGGTCGGTCTGCGTATCAAGGATGAGGTCAGTTGTAAGGCTAAGATCAGCGGCCATGGTAATCAGCTCATGTCAGGTTCAGATGTGCCCATATAGAAGCACAATGGTTGATAACTGGTCGTGGCAGCCGCATACCAGTACTCGGTTCCGTTCAGCAAAAGTACCAAACCTTCTGAACTGGCGAGCAGATAAGTATTATTAACAGTGCTTGCAGTGTGAAGTACCGCCTGATCAGCTGCCACTGTTGTACACGGAAACGCATTTGCGTCGAGGCCAGTGCCCTGAGTATAAAGAAAAGAAGGCGATTTAAACAGAAGAGTATCGGGTCGGCCGGCACTGGCTCCTGCTAGATTCTTGTTTGGATAGATAGATAGCGCAGTTTCGATAGTAGAAGTAGTAAAATACGATGGAAGACCTGCCACGGCTACGGCGTTAATACCTCTGCCACCGAAGAACATATGACTGGTTAAGTTGTCTCCAGTGCCGTCCCAGTTAGCATCTTCAAAAATAAAATAATCCTGATTTCCAGGCCAATAGAAAAGTGTCCTTTTGCCCCTGGTAACCAAGCAAGCATTAGAATCTAAATCACTCGTCCAGAACCTAAATGATAAATTTGGATCTGTCCAAATGGCACCATAACCTACCCCATTCTGAGTGGAAGTCCCAAGGTCTCCTGGCACCGTAGTGTATGTATTATCTTTGTATATAGTAAAGCTACTAGTACCGCCAGTCGACTGCCAATTAGCCCAAAAGTAGTTTTTTGCAGTAGTCCCAGTAAAAGCGTTGTTATATGTAACCTCATAGCTTCTCTTAAAAGCACTCGCATCCGGATGAGCACTTACCGTAAACATTGACTTACCACCAAGGTAAGTGTCAAAGAAATACACTAACGCATCATGTACCGTGGCATTGTTAACCCAAGGGATCGTATGAGTGTTCGTCCACGTCATGAGCTTAAGCCAGATGCTTTATTTTACCCACAATAGATTACCACCCCGTACCAATTTTTTTTTCAAATTTTTTTAGGCCCCTTCTTAAAGAGGCCATCAGGAAACTGCTATCACTTCTTAGTCCTGCGCCCACCCTCTCCATTACGCGATCTGTTTGTACTCCGGTTCTCCAGTACAATACGACCATCTTTCGTATGACTAGCATCACGATTCCCCATTTTGCCAATTAAACATCGTACTCTTCTTCTTGGCCTTTCCTGCCGGTGGCCGACCTTTTGCCGGCTTCTTTCTCTCAGCCATCTTTAAAAAAATACCTATTGTTAAACTTCCAACACTACTTCGTGCTTCGTAAGCTGTAGGCATTTATACTTAGGAACACAAAAGAATCCATCGCTGCTTCGCAACCGTGTTCCATCCATCCTATATACACCTACTACTAGGCACAATTACTTACTGTGGTCTGGTTGTTGGGGTAGGAATCGG